GAGTCGGGGATTTCAAGCGCTTCGGCACCCTTGGCGGTCAACGCTGTGAACCCGAGAATGGTCTGCCAGTCAGTTGTGCCGTCCGCACTGTCCTGTATGTATGCCGTCAGTGTTGCGCCCGCTGAGAGCGCCGGGCACAGTAGAAAGCCTCTGCCGCCATCTGCTGTAGCGGCAAGCTCGTTCACAGCAGTTCCCGGACTTGTGCCAGCCGCAGCCATAGCCCGCAGAATCACGGCTCGATCCAGACGCGTGTTGCCCAGTAGCGCAAACGGCACGCGCACAAAGTCGTCGCCGGGAGCCTGAATGGTGGCGCTGTTCTGCCGCACCGTGCCGCAGTAGGCATGCAGTCCCCGTGTGTCCCCACCAGGCACAAAGGCGTACACCAGTGCATCTGCAGCCGCCAGTGCCGCCCAGTGAAAGGCATCGTTTTCACCCGTTGCCGGCGAATACGCAGAGCCGCCCACAGTCAGGCTGACGCTCTTGATCCCTGCCGCGCGATTGCTGAACGACGCATTTAGTGGCAAATGCTCTGCCATGGCCCGCTCGATTTGCTGGCTCACCTCCTCCGCGTAGCTGCTCAAATCCATATCGTTGATGTACAGCCGGGCCGCGGATCCCATAATGCCGACCATAGTCTCCTCCTAGCGCAGTTCTATCGCGTAGGTCGCGCCGACCTGGTAAAGCAGCGTGCCGTCTGCGTCTGTGTCATATGCTTCTGGCATATCTCCCGCCTTAGTAATCCGCATGACCGTGCGTCCTGATACCGTAAGCGTGCCAAGCTCCAGTATTGCCGCCACACGGTCGCGCGCCGTGAGCGCCACGTCTGCCGTATGCCCCTTGCTAATGATCCGCACGTCGTACAGGTACCGCTCCTTGATGCGCAGCGTGTACGTGTACTCTGGCGTACTCGATACCTGCGCGATGCGCGCATACGGATATGTCGGCGAGTTCGGCGGTGCCGTATAGACAGCCGTGAGCGTCGTCATTAGCGTTGTGTCGGCTGCTAGTTTCGCCTGTATGGCGGTGATCAGCGCCTTCATTGCCCCACCATCCGGCGGATCGCCGCCAGGAACCCGTCACGATGCGCTTCTACGGCCGGGCGCAAATACGGCCTCGGCTCGATGCGCGGAGTGCCGTATTCCAATGCCGCGGCGTACTGCGTCGTGAACCCTACTTGCCAGGTACCCTGCTGCAGTTGTTTCGCGTAACCGCTGGCAGTCAGCGCCCCGGTATCTACCGCCGGCGCTTCGCCGGGCGCAGATGCAACGTGTGTCACGTATCGCGCCCCAAGATTCCGGTCGCCCGTTAGAAACCGCTTGACGCGCGTCACTATCCCAGGAGACGAATAGATCTGATACGTTCGCCCATGTTTCGGCCCAGCCATGGCGATCTGCGCGTGACCCAGGATGCTGTAGGCAGTTGATTCAGCCAGCCTATCGGCCTCACGCCGCAGCTCCGGCCCCATCTGCGGAAAGTAGTTGTGCGTGATCTCGATTTTGTTCACGCCACCTCCACACACACAGCGCGCGTCGCTGTCTCCCATTCACCGCCCGAAGCGATGCCGAGGACGCGCATGCTCTGTGTGCCAATTGTCAGCACGTCCTCAGCTATCACATCCGCGCTGTAGGGTAGCGTCACCATCCACAACTGCTGACCCAGGACCGCGCCCATGGCCTGGTACTGCGAGGGCACACCTCGCGTCGATAGCCGGCATGCATAGCTTGCCGTAGACGCTGTGCCCGCCTTCTGCCCGCCCATGCTGTCAGAGACCAGCGCCGTGCGCGTGCGCGTACACGTTCCGGGCAGCGCCCGGTTCTGCACGGCGCGCATGGTGGCCAGAAACGCCGCGCTTATCATCGCGTGTCCGTCCTCAGCCACAGTGAATGCATCTGGCGCGCCTGTGCCCTCTGCATACGGGCCTGTTCCAGCATGGCCTCGCGCTGCTGGCTCAAGTGATACGATGCGCCGTCTGCCGTAAAGTCGATTTGCAGCGCCAGAGCCGATGCCCACTCGGTAAAGGCATCCGCTGCCGCTGCGTGTACGTCATAGCCGCGACCGCTCAACAGCACCGTTCCGGGCGCATCGTCGAACGTCCAGCGGCCAGCGATGTTGCTGCCCGCATCCGGGGTGAGTTCGACGCCGCTCCCGTCGGTGAGCACCACATCGTCAGCCCAGTCGCCCACGCTGGCCGCGAACACATGCGCCGTGTACGCCGTGAGTACCGTGTCCTCTACGTCGGTGCGGTGCGCCTCCAGCAGTTCCGTCAGCGCCGCATCAGAGAACTGCTGCGTGGCACCGGCGGGGTCGTGGAGGATGCGCCGCAAGCGGGCGATCAGGGCGTCCAGAGGGCCAGGTGTCGGGTCTCCCATGTGTCTCCTGTTAGGTCGGGGCGGTTAGCGACCGAGCGCCGCCCGCCCCCCTTGTCTATACTGCTCGCGGCATTTCCAGCACGCGCACGCCGATCTCGCCGGACTCGTCTTCGTTCACGATAAAGTCCAGCACGATCTCGCCGTCTTCGTTCATAAAGCGCGCCGTTTCCAGCGGCCCTACCAGATACGTCACGGCTGCACCCGCCGTGCCGTCGGTGCCCAGCACCTTCTTCGTCAGAGCCGTCACCACGCCCGTGCCGTCGTTGTCGGCCTTGCGCGTCGCCACGACCAGCGCGGGGGCGTCGTCATCGTCGTTGATAGCCGCGATCAAGTCCTCAGCCGTAGTCACGATGGACCCGTCTGCCGTTTCCAGCGCCACGGAGATGTCGTCACCGGACACGGTAACGGCCAGTGCCGCCGTGCCGCCCGGATCGGTGAGCGTGATGGATACATCGTCGCCCGCCTCGCCGCCCACAACGGACGTGAGACGGATGTCGTTGTTGACACCCGCCAGCGCCGTCTCGTAGAACGCACTCGCCGCGTCCAGGTTGATAACCACGTCGCCCAGTGCGGACCGCACCGCTGGCGGGTTGTCGCCCGCCTTGATGGTCACGGACTGCGGGCTGCAATCGCTGTCCAGTTGCATATAGAACAGGTGCAGCCGTGCTTGCGTCATATCGCCTACCGCCAGCACCATCTCGTCAGACGTGTCGATCACGTCCGCTGCCGGATACGCAATGCGCGTGTTCGGCGTGAGATAGGTAACGGTCAATGCCTCGGGATTCGCCATAGTTAGACCGCCTTCGGCAGCAGGTACGTCCGCACGGTCGCGGCGGCCGCCCCGCCAGTGCCAGTGAAGGACACGTGAATATCGCCGTCATTCTGCGCAAAGCGCGCCGTCTCGATAGGCCCGATAACCTTGCCCGTGTTCTGCGTGATTGCCACGGTAAGGTCGCCCAGGCCGGAGCGCACGGCGGGCGGGTTATCGCCAGCCAGCACCTTGACGGTCAGGGCGCGGGTGTTGCTCTCGATCACCTCGATCACGAGCCATCCGCCATAGCCGCCAAAGTCGGCCACCTCGATGGGCACCGTGCCGTTAGTGTCAATCGTACTCCCCGCCGGACGATCCGGAGGAGTGCCTGGAACCAGCGGGGTCACGGTCAGTTTTGCCGGGTTTGCCATTTGCGTTACCTCTCAAGTGCTAGAGGGGGCGCCTGGCCCCCTCGGTTGGATGTGCCAGACTATTCCGCGTCACCGGCGGTAGCGATGATGAGCGCCAGCGCCTCGGGGTACACGACCTTGCAGCCGTACAGGTGCAGGCCCTTGAGCGCGTCCGAGAACGAGTCCTGCGGACGGTACGCCTCGACCTGCGCGATCTGCTCCGCGAACGAGGTCGCCATGTTCGTGCCACAGACGATCTTGTAGAACGCGCCTGTCACGTTGGGGCAGTTGTTGGACACGGCAATGTCGAACCCGGCAGCGCGGCCCATAAAGCCGTTGACTGCCCGCGTGTCAGCGGCGGGTGCGCCCGTCGCCACAAAGCGCGGATCGAGCATCAGGTACGCATGGAACCACGGGGGCACCAGCGCAAAGCGACCGGCACGGGGCACGTTATGCTCGTCAAGGTTCTGCCCTGCGGTGATGAGCGCCACATACGGCGACGTTTCGCCGGTGCCATAGCCCAGCGTTACGGCGGCACTGGTCGTGCCCTGCGTGCTGGCCGTGGGCACCGACTGCCACATCAGCCCGGCGATGATCTGGTCTGCGGCGTCGGCCAGCGCATAGGCCGCGTTGGACATGGCCTGGCCCATCACCTTGGGGCGCTGCTGCGCCTTGTCAATGTCGTCAACCTTAAAGTTAAAGTAGTCGGCGTACTCGATGGTGAGCACCTGCGACGCATCGTTCAGCACCTCAGCCGCCGAGATGGTGCTGTTCTTGGTGTACGAACCCACCGATACGGGGCCGAGAGAGTTGATGCGGACGGTATCGCCCGCGTCACTGATCTCGCCCTCATAGTCGCGGTTTACGACGCCTGCCTGCCCGTAGACAAGGCTCTTCTCAAGGGTCTGAAGCAGCTTTGCCGTCCATACGGTAGGGATAAAGGAGTTGATAGCCATTTGCGTTACCTCACGATTGATTGGCGAGCGCCGCGTCAACGGCGTCCTGATTCTGTCGAATCTCTTCCACGCTCATGCGCTTGATGGCGTCGATGGTCAGCCGAGACGGACTGGACGGGTTTGTCGGGGATGGTGCGGGGCGCTTGCCCTCGCCTGCCACCAGATACGGCTTGCTCGCTACCAGAGCGGCCACCACATCCTCAGCCCCCGATACCTTGTCTCCTTCCAGCGTCACGCTGTCCAGCGCGCCAAGGCGCATAGCGTCTTCCACGTCGGCTAGACCGGCTTTGCTGGCGGCGGCAGTCACAGCGGCGCGAATGAGTGCGTCCTTACGGCTCGCCTCCGCGTCTGCCATGCGCTGCTTCAGCGTCTCATAATCCGCCTTTAGCCTGTCTAATTCCGACATGGCTTCCCGCTTGCGCGCCTCCTCGTCCTCTTCCAGCTTCCTGAGCTTTGTGCGGTACGAGGCTGCGTCCTTGCGAGCCTTTGCCAGTTCCGCTTGCAGCGCGGTCGCGTCAAGCGTCGTCGGCTCTGTCGTTGCGTCCGGCACCTGGCCGTCCGCGTTGTCGGGCACCTGGCCCTCTATCTGGTCCGTCATGCGACCTCCTGGGTCATCATCTATTGCGCCAACTCCTCAAGCGTTGCCACTCGCGGAGCATCGCCCCATACATCCGAGTGCGCCGTGCGTGCCAGCGCTCCCAAGTCCCACCCGTCGCGCTGCCATGCGTCGTACTTGTCCTTGCCCATGATGGCGCGCTGCCTGCCGGACGGTAGCCCCTCAAACCACTCGCGGCCCGTCTGCCACTGCGGAGCGTCCTCGCCGGCCAGTATGGGCACTGCCACGCACCGCCCGTTGGGGTGATCCGTTAGGTCGCTCGCCAGCGCAAACGTCTCGCCGTCACTCATCAGGCACGCCATGCAGGTGCGCCCGTCTTTCGCGGCTAATCGCCGGAACCCCGATACCACGTTGCTCTCGCGGTAGCCCTCTACCGTCGCCATGCGATAGGCGCGCATCGTCTCCGTGCGTGCGATGGTCAGCGCCTTGTCCAGCCCCCCGGTCAGCCCGTCGGCCATGCGGCTTGCCGTCTTGCGCGCCCCCCAGCCCAGCGAGACGCCCTTGAGCAGCGCGTCGGTCAACCCTTCCACCGCCGCGGGCCACAGCGCCCTCTCCTGTAGCAGCCCAAACAGCGGCCCGCCGTCCCCGGCCAGCCCAGCCATGAGTTCCACTGCGCGCACCGGCAGGCGATTCCAGGTCATATCCACACCCATTGCGGCCAGCGTCTCTACCGCCGTCTCGCGTCCCATCTCTATAGCCGCCCGCTGTGCCGATGTGATGCGCGGTTCGGCCCACTGCTCGTACAGGCGCAACTGCTCGCGCACCTGCATCACTAGCGACTGGTAACGGTCCATGCGGTACACCTGCGCCGCTGTCGGCTGCGTGCCCATAGCCGCGATCTCTTCCACCAGGGCGTCAATGTGCGCCAGTAGCGTGCGCTCAGTCATCGCCCAGCGTTGGGCCATCACGAGCATTTGCCCGCGCTCGGACGCAAGCAGCGCCTCCTTGAAGCGCCGTGCCACGGTGACGACTTCGGGATCAGCCATCGGGCCTCATGCGCTCGGTGTCCTCCTCGTTGCCGCCCCGGTCAAAGTCGCGCATGGCCCGTGCCAGCACCGCACCGAGGCCCGCCTGTTCCGTGTCGCGCTCCTCTTCCATGCGCTGCTTCTCGCGCTCCCAGTCGCGTCCGCGTGCCTCTGCCGCCGTCTGCCTCGACAGGATTTGCGCCCCCATCTCCTGTACCGCCGTCGCCACTTCTTCCGTCTCGTTGAACGGCAGCGGGTTAGGCCATGCGACCGTCGGCTGCTCGTCGCCCCACCCCAGGATCACCGACGCCCGCCACGACAACTCCGAGAGCGCGTTGCCGTAGAGCGTGCGCTTGGTCTGCAACTTGTCGAGGGCATCCTTGAACATGGTCCGCAACGCAAAGTTCGTCAGTTGCCCCACGCGATCCTTGACGCTCGACAGATCCACTGCCCGGTGTTGCGCGTAGAACGTGCGCTCCAGGAACTCCAAGAAGCGCATACTAGAGTCAAGGTCCGACTGCATCTCCAGGTTCTCCACCCGCGCATCAGCGGGCAGGCCGGACCACAGCCCGTCTACTGCCGTCTCGACAATCGCGTCCGCCTGCACGCCAAAGGCCAGGCTCTTGGGGTGCGCGTGATGGCGCAGAATGCGGTTGATGTTGGATGCGACAAAGTTGACCGCATCATTCAGGTTGATGTCACTCTCCAAGAGCGCAGACGCCGCAAGGTCCGGGTCGCCGTAGTATCGCTCCGGGTGCGGCAGGTTTTGCCAGTCCACAATCGGCGCAAAGGGATAGCGCCAGATGTCTTCCATGACCTGCGTCCAATCGCTCCGGTCGCTGCGGCGCCATTCGCGAATGCGCCAGTATTCGCCCTCGTTGATAATGTCCTGGCGGTACTGGTCGCGCGTCTCTCGCTGGCGTCCGTTCTCCGCTTCGCGCTGCGTCATGCGCTGGCCCCAGGCGATGCGGTAGCACACGATCTGCTGCATGTCGTCCGGTTGCCAGAATACCGAGCAGTAGCGCGGGTTCTGAAGCACATAACGCAT